AATCCAAATGACAGCCTCAGCACCTCAAGATGCAGTCATTATTGGTTCAGTATCAATATTCTTAACAGATTTTGGTACATTGAATGTTGTAATTGACAGACATATGCAAGATGACAGAGTGTATTTATTAGACTCTGAATATGCAAAAATGGGTGCATTACCTAATCGTAGTTTCGCATCTTCGGATGTCGCACCTACGGGCGATGCAACTAAGTTTGCGATTGTGTCTGAAATGACACTTGTTGTTACAGCACCTAAAGCACATGGTGCAGTTTACGACCTAAGTTAGACTAAAATAGGGGGGTGTAAAAAGCACCCCCTTTATTTATTATGAAAAAAGTAATCAGCAAAACAAAAGATAAAGAAGTAGTCATAAAAGAAGAGGCGGGAGAAACTGTTATTGAGGAAACTCAAAACGTTGATCATATTCTTGATTATAATAAAAGACAGCAAAATGATTATGTTAAAGGTTCTTTGATTGGTAATACACAAAAACATCAACAACACGTGGCGGAAATACCCGTTACTATTTATTATCAATTATTAAAAAAATTTGGACATCCTAATAAAAACCTAAAGGCTTGGAAGAAATATCTTAACGATCCAGATAACAGATATTTACGCACGGGCGGAGGTAAATTATAAATGGCACTTGGTACATATAGTGATTTAAAAACAACAGTTGCTAACTTTCTAAACAGATCAGATTTGACAAGTTCAATGGATGATTTTATAGACCTCACAGAGGCACGTTTAAGCAGGGAGTTATACACACGATTTCAACATGATAGAGTTACAGCATCAACTACAAGCGGAGATGCGTTTATATCATTACCGACTGATTTACGTCAAATAGAAACAATACGTATCAATTCATCACCAAGAAAAGTTTTAAAATATTACAGTCCAGATTCACTAGACAGTAATTTTACCAGTTCTGAAAATGGTACACCTGAAGGATATACAATCGTTGGACAAGAAATAAAACTTGCCCCAACACCTGATTCAGTTTTGACACTAGAAATGATTTATTCAAAGCAAATTCAGGCATTATCAGATAGTAATACAAGCAACATGATTTTAACCAGACATCCAGACGTTTATTTATATGGGTGTTTGCATCATGCAAGTGCATTTCTTTTGGACGAACAAAAATCAAGAGATTATGACTTGTTGTTTACCAGAGCCATTCAAGAAATAGTAGTTAGCCAAGATAAAGAAAAATATGGAGGTTCACTAGCTATGAAGGATGATTATACAATTCAATTAACAAAAATAACAGGATAGAAAAATGAGTGCATCAGATTATTTAGAAAACAAATTATTAGATCATACGTTAGGTTCAAGTGCCTTTAGTCAACCTAGCAATCTTTATATTGGGTTATCAACAGGCACGTTTGCTGATGCCAACTCAGGCACAGAGTTGTCGGGAAATGGCTATGCGAGAAAACAAGTAACATTCGGCACGGCATCGTCTGGGTCTATAACAAACTCAGGTGCGGTTGAATTTGATACAGCAACAGGAACGCAAGGCAGTATTTCGCATTTTGGTATTTTTGATGCAAGTTCAGGTGGCAATCTTTTATTTCATGGAAGTTTTACTTCAGCAAAAACTATTGAAAATGGCGATCAATTTAAAATACCTGCATCATCATTAACAGTTTCTATTGATTAAAATGAATGGCTGTCGTTGCAATAACACTGGAGCAGTTAGACTCGTATGGAACACTTGAACAACTAGATTCAGTATCAACAAATTTAGATGCACTTGATTTTGTTGATTATACAAATCCTAACCTTGAGCAATTAGATGGTTGGGGCGATTTAGACAATTTACCATTTAGTTTAGATAGTACATCATGGCAATCTGTTTTTGTCAGATTTGCAAGTGGTAGTATTTCATCCAGTGTTACAACGTCTGCTAGTGCAGTTATAGTTGAAACGGGTTCTGGATCAACTACCGCTACATTTACAACCACGGGTTCTAATCTTAGAGTCAGAACTGCAACGGGTAGTAGTTCAGCGACTGCATCTGTCAGTAGTGGCTCTATTGAAATGAAACTAGGTGGCGGCAGTGTTTTTGTCACTATAGCATCATCAAGTGGTGCAAACAGAATACGTAATGTTTCAGCGACTACAACTGCGACAGCAACCACATCATCAAGTAGTTCATTTTCTGTTGTGGCTAGTGGTAGCACAGCACTTACTCGTTTTTCTGTCCTTGGTGTTCCAATAGGTATATTTTCAAGAAGTGGATCAACAACTGCAAATACTACAACAACAGCAACATCGAAAAAACAAGGTGAAGAATGGACAGTTAGCACATCAAGTGTAACTGAGACATGGACACCACAAACCAGTCCTAGTGAAACATGGACTCAACAAACATCATCAAGTAATGAAACATGGCTGACACCTTAAGACTAAAATTAAATGAATGGTTGCCCGATCAACCTGATTACGATAATTCTGGATTGACAGTTGCAACAAATACAATAGCAACAGCAAAAGGTTATAAACCTGTAAAATCACTAGCAGACTTTTCCAATGCAGGGGATTCACGTTTGCGAGGAGTTTTTGCCAGTGAGGATGCAAGTGGCAATGCTGTAATTTTTGCAGGTAACGAAACAAAATTATATAAGTATAATGGGTCAACTAATAATTTAGATGATGTTAGTAAATCAGGTGGTTATTCACTTGGCACAAATGAACGATGGAGATTTGCACAATTTGATTCTAAGATAATTGCTGTGGGTGGTCAAAGTCAAACTATTCAAGTTTTTGATCTAAATACAAGTTCACTTTTTGAAGATATAGCAACGGGTGTTAATGCACGATTTGTTGCAGTGGTACGTGATTTTGTTTTTACAGGACATAATTCAACAGGACTAAACAATACACGTTGGTCAGGTTTAGGTGATAGTACAACGTGGGCATCAAGTCAAGCAACACAAGCCGATAATCAATCTATAAGTGATTTGGGTGCAGTTACAGGAATAGTTGGTGGTGAGGATGCCACCATATTTTGTGAAACGGGTATTGTTGTTGCTAGATATGTAGGCACTCCACTTATATTTCAATTTTCAACAGTTGAATCTAATCGTGGTTGTAATTTTGCAGGTTCTATAGTCAATGTTGCTAAAAATATATATTACTACACAGATGATGGTTTTTACGTTTTTAATCAAAGAAATGGATCAGTGCCTATTGGGTTTGAAAAGGTAGATAGGTTTTTTCAAAACGATTTTAACACAGTTAATAAACATAGATTATATTCTGCGGTTGATCCACAAAATAAAGTTATTATGTGGGCATACCCGAGTAAATCTTCTGCATCAGGCGATCCAGATAAAATATTAGTTTTTAATTATGCTTTGAATAAATGGTCTTTATTAACAGAGGCAACAGATTTGTTAGCATCAATTTTAACACCTGCAACAACACTTGAGGGGTTAGATGCAATATCAGGAAACAATTTAGATTCTATGACCACTTCATTAGACAGCGATGCTTTTAAAGGTGGTAATTTATTATTTGCAGGATCAAACTCAAATAAAATACAGACATTTACAGGAACAAACTTAGCGATGACATTAACCACTGGTGAGTTTGAACACAGTAATAAACGCATTTCAATGATTAAAGAGGTTAGACCTTTTTATGAAAAAGCAAGTACAGATTCAACAACAATATCTGTTCAACTCGCCTCAAGAAATACAACGTTTGATGATTTTAGTTTTGGTTCTGCTTTATCTGTAAATGCAGATGGATTTGCACCTAGTAGGCAGTCTGGACGTTATCATAGAGTGCAGGTAAATTTATCAGGTGATTTTACAAGTATTCAAAGACTTGATTTAGATTTAGAAACTCTAGGTAGACGATGACAAATTTTGTTCAACTGCCTTATGATGGTGGAACGGGTAGAGAAGTATCATCAGTTGTTAATAATATATTAGATGGCAAAATAAACTCTACTGGCACAGTCACCTTAACAAGTAGTTCAAGCACAACTACAGTAACCGATGCACGGGTTGGTAGTGATTCAATTATTTTGTTAATGCCAACTACCAGTAATGCAAGTGCAGAGCAAGGTAATGGAACAATATTTGTTAGCCAACGTAATAAACAATCGTTTGTATTAACTCATGCAAACAATAGTCAAAACGACAGGACGTATGGATATATCGTTATCGGATAGACCAAATATATTTCCATGTTTAATTGATGTAAATTCTACAAATATTTCAAGAATTTGGGCGATTATTAAACCAAAAGTGACTAAGGCTTTAAATCACGGCATCCACAATAACGATGAAAATTACGTTTATGATCAATTACTAACTGGTCAAGCAAGGCTATGGGTAAACAAAGATTCATGGATAATAAGTACATTTGAAACCTTAAATATAGGCAAATGTATTACGATTTGGTTAGCATCAGGTGATAAGCATAATTTATTTGCTATGTATGATGTTATTTCAAAATATGCAAAACAAAATGGTTGTAAATCAATGTTAATAAATGGACGAAAAGGTTGGGTTCGGTTTTTAAAAAAACATAACTTTAAACCTTTATCAATACTAAGAAAGGAACTATAAATGGGCGGAGTAACAAGAGCAATATTTGGTGGTGGTAGTAGGTCAGCACCTGCCCCTCAACCCTCTGGAACACAAGTTGTTAGAAATGAAACGGCTTTACCTTCTTATGTACAACCATTTTATGAAGAGGCATTAGAAGAGGCACAAAGTCAATTTCAAACACCAAGAACGTTATTTCCAGATTCTTATGTTGTACCTTTTAGCGAACAAACACAAACGGGATTAGACAGAGCAACAGGCATGGCGATGCAAGGCGATCCACTTGCAAGTCAAAGTGCAAACTTAGCTGAACAAACATTACGTGGTGATTTTCTAAATGCAGGTAATCCATACTTTACCCAAGCATTTCAAAGTTTGGCAAATCCAGTTATTTCAAATGTTCAATCGCAATTTTCACGAGGTGGACGTTTAGGTTCTGGAGCAAATCAAGAAATTTTAGCCAGAGCATTAGGCGATATAGCTAGTCCACTGGCTTTTGCAAACTTTCAACAAGAACGAGAAAATCAATTAAAAACACAAGCTGTTGCACCTGCTATTCGTGGTCAGCAATTTGAAGATGCACAAAAATTATTAAATCTTGGACAAGTTGTTGAAGATCAACAAGCAAGAGAATTACAAGAGGCAATCACTAGACAACAGTTTGCACAGACAGAACCACAGCAAAGATTAAATGATTATTTAAGAGCAATCACGGGTGCGACTCGTGGTGGAGTAACAACATCAACTAGACCAATATATTCTTCATCAGGTGGACGTGATTCGTCTTTTCTAAATCCTGCACTTGGTGCGTTTACATTATTTAGAGGTCTTGGTGGATTATTTGGTTAGGAAAAAAAAATGGGTTTATTAGATACATTAGGACAAATTTCCTCAGCTTTAGGTGGGGCAAATCAATTATTTCAAAACATTAATAGATTTGGTGATTTAATGACACCTAATACTCAATCAGGGTTTGTTCAACAAACACCTCAAGAAAGAGAAATGTTAAGAAACATGGGCATACCTTCTTTTCCAACAATGCCTCAAATGAATCCTATTCTAACTGGTGGGTTTAATCCAGATGCACCGCAACCTGTTGTAATGAATACCACTATGAATACGCAACCACCTATGATGGTTAATCAACCACCTCAGCAGGACTCGTTTGCAAAACGTTTACAAAACTTTTTACCACTTTTTATCGACTATCAAATTGGTCAAAATATTGCAGGTGCACCATCATTTGATCCTGCAAGTGGTGATCCTGCGTATGCACGTTCTATGGGTTTGCAAAATGCTTTACAAGGTTTACAGAATAGACGGGATGCACAGTTAAAAAGACAGCAACAACTTTTTGAAAATGAAATAGCTAGAAGAACTTTATTATCAAATGAGGCTTATAAGAATGCTTTAATTGCCAGTGCAAATAGACCAGACCAACCAAAAGTTCAAAGTATTGCAGGTGGTGCGTTTTCTCAAATTATTTACCCAGACGGCAGAACTGAAATAAAAAGAAATGATGAAGTTTTACAATTTTTACAAGAACAAGAAAAGCAAAAAAAACTAGAAAAAACTGGTGGACTAAATTTAACAAAAGGTCAAGAAAAAATTGATGCTGAATTTGCAAAAGATATAATTAAAAATCAAGAGAAAACCCTAAATGACAAATCTAATATAGCAAAATTACAAGGAATAATTGAAGTAATTTCCGATCCTGATTTTGATGCAACAGGTACTATTTTACAAAAGTCTCCTCTTACAAGTGGTTTACAGGTTTTAGACTTTGGTGACAATCAAAAAAGGGTTGATTTAAACGACAGGGTTAGAAATATTGTTCAACAATCATTAAGAAGTATTTTGGGTGCACAATTTACTGAACGTGAAGGAGAAAAACTGATTGCATCATATTTTAATCCTGCATTACCAGAAGAATTTAATTTAAAAAGACTAGCAGATTTACAGGCACAATTACAAGCCAAAACAAATTTTGAGGATGCTCGACAAAAAGAATTTGTTGAAAAAGGAACTATAAGTAACTTTAAACTTACACCACCTTCGGCAGACGATATAAGAAAAAAAGGTTTAGAAATATTTAATAAAAACCAAAAAAAAAATCAATCTAAAGATGAGGACAAAGATGAGGACAAAGAGGACTCATTAGTTAAAAAATTATTAAATTTTTAAAATGGCAACACTAGAAAAATTAAAACAAGCACTAACTGTAGCTGAAGACAGAGGATTGACAGAGGATGCAAATTTTTTACGTCAAAGAATATTTCAAAAAGAAAGTAAATCATCTTTTGGTGGAGGACTTGCACGTTCAGCAGGTCAGGGTTTAACTTTTGGTTTTGGCGATGAAATTGTAGCAGGGGTTAAAGCACCTTTTACAGACAGAACATATCAAGAAGAATTAGCACTTGAACGAGCCAAATTAGAAGATTTTAGAAGAACGAATCCAAAAACAGCTTTAGCTAGTGAAATAGCAGGAAGTTTTGCCATACCTTTTGCAGGGGGTGTTGGTAGAGGTATAACAAAAGGCATACAGAAAGCAGGTGAGGTTGTTGGAAGAAAAACTGGTCAGCTTGGCAATTTAGCAACACAAGGTGCTATTGGCGGTGGTGCGTATGGAGTTGGAACAAGTGAAGGTGACTCCACATTGTCTGATGCTTTAAAATCAGCTAGTGTTGGTGCTGTTGCAAGTCCTGTAATTGGTAGAACAGTTCAAAAAATATTAAATCCTCAAGTTTCACCTGATGCTAAAACTTTAATTGATGAAGGTGTAAAATTAACAGCAGGACAAAAGTTAGGTGGTTCACGATTAGAAAATGCCTTGACTTCTTTTCCCGTATTTGGTGGAGGACTAAGAAAATCTTATGAACAAGGTATAGATTCCTTTAATAGAGCAACAATAAACAAAGCATTAAAACCAATAAACAAAAAATTACCTGATGATGTTGATACTGGAACGTCCGCTATTGTTTATTTAGATGATCAAATTAGCTCAGCTTATAAAGCTACAGTACCAAATGCCAATATTAGAATAGATGAAGATTTTATGATTGGGTTAGCTAATTTAGAAGAATTAATGAGTACAACAACTCGTTTAGAACCTTTTAAAAAATACATAAGCAATAATGTTTTAAAAATAATTAAAGATGGCAACATTTCTGGAGATGATTATAAGCAGTTATATAGCAACCTTGGTAAAGAAATAAAAAAGTTTAAATTTGGTGAACCAGATGTCATGACTCAAAGAGAGGCTTTGGTTGGGTTACGTGATTTAATAACAGATAATTTAAAAAAACAAAATCCAGAAATTGCAAAAGAATTAAGTAAAATAGACTCTTCTTATAATTTAGCTAAAAGAATTATTGATGCCTCAGCGAAAGCAAAAGAAGATGGAATATTTAGACCTAATCAACTACTTGACTCTATTAAAAAACAAGATTTTAGCAAAGATAAAAGAAGATTTGCAAGAGGCGAGGCAAGTGGGTTACAAGATTTTGCAAAATCAGCACAACGTATTTTACCATCAAAAGTTCCTGACAGTGGCACAACAGAACGTCTTGCTAATGTTGCTTTAGCAGGTGGTATTCCCGTTAGTCCATTTTTGACAGGAATTGATCCTGTTGGGGCAGGGTTGATAGGTGGTGGTCTATTAGGATTAAGGCAATTAGTATCACCCGCAGGTCAACCAATTTTATCAGGAATATTCACGCAAAGACCACAATTTATTAGAAATATTGGTCAAGGTGTTGAAACAGCGTCACCATTTATAACAGGTTCATTAATTAACAGATAGGAGTAAAAATGTCTAAAAATTCAGTAAATGATTATTCGGCAACAGCAAGTAGTAATACTGATGTCGGTGGTATTTCAATCGCAGAAGGGATGTTACCCAGTAATGTGAATAATAGTATTAGAGAGATAATGAAACACACTGCTGATTGGGTTGCGGGTACAACTGCATTATCCACTATTAATATTGATGGTGGGTCAATAGATGGAGTTAATTTAGGTGCAAACTCAGCAGGTACGGGTGCATTTACTACCGCAAGTTTTGGTGACGGGGCAGTGGGTACACCATCTATAACGAATACTGGTGACACAGATACTGGGTTTTATTTTTCAGGTGATAATGAAATTAGTGTAGCCACGGGAGGCACACAAAGACTGAGTGTTAATTCATCAGGTCATCTTAATCATAATGGTTCAGCCTCAGCAGATATCAATGCGTTGACAAGCTCAACTGCAATTACGATTGATATGAGTACAGCACAAAATCATTCAGTTACTTTGGCTCATAATACAACATTCGATATATCCAATGGCACTGCGGGTCAGACGGGGTCTATATTAGTAACCCAAGATTCTAGTGGATCTAGGACTGCAAGTTTTTCATCCAAGTTTAAATTTGCAGGTGCTACCGCCCCAACATTATCAACAACCGCCTCAGCCGTGGACAGGATTGACTATTTTATAGTCAGTTCTTCTTTGGTACATGCTGTAGCTACTTTAAATCTGTCATAGGTAAATAAATGGTATTTCAAAACGATATTCTAGCGGGTTCTAGTGGAACAGCCGTATCAAGTGTTTATAAAATAGACCAGTCAATCAGAATCAATGACGATGATAATGCATATTTATCAAGAACACTCAGCACAGCCTCAGATGCAGGAAAAACATATACTTGGAGTTGGTGGCAAAAACTTGGTGCTAAAATAAACGATGGATCTATTCGGTATATTATACATACCGACCTTAGTGGTGGTAACAATGCTGATTATCTTTATTTTAATAATGATGACTTTCAATACTGGAGTCAACCAACAGGTCTTTATCTTCGTACCGATAGAAAATTCAGAGATCCAAGTGCATGGTATCATTTCTTGTTTATTCGTGATACAACCCAAGCAATAGAAAGTGAACGATTAAGACTATATGTTAATGGAATTAGAGAAACAAGTTTTTCTACTGAAAGTTACCCCGCATTAAATTCTTCAGGTTATTTTAATACTAACACTGCTCATTATATAGGTGGTGGAACTGGAACTGCAAATAGACTTGATAGTTACATGGCTGAAATCCATTTTCTAGACGGCTATGCTTATGACCCTAGCTATTTCGGTTTATTTAATGAAAACGGAGTCTGGATACCCAAAGAATATAGTGGCAGTTATGGAACGAATGGATTTAAAATTGATGGCAGAGATGCATCAGACTTAGGAGATGATGAATCAGGTAATGGTAATGATTTCGTCTCTAATAACCTTACAGCATCTGACCAAGTTCTTGACTCACCCACAAATAATTTTGCAGTCGCAAATCCTCTTCATGCTTCTAATTTAATAGGAAGTGGTTCATATGCTGAAGGTAATTTACAAGTTAATTATGGCACTTCCATTGGAGGTTTAGCCTCAATAGCAGTTAGTTCAGGTAAGTGGTATGCAGAGTGGGAAATTCATAGTGGTTCACCTACTTACTTCGTTTTAGGAATTTATGGTGACGAACCACTTCTAAATACATCTTATGCTGGTAAATTTGCAAACAGTTATGGGTATTATTCGCAAAATGGAAGTTATTATAATAATAATGTAAGTAATTCCTATGGTGATTCTTACACAGTAAGTGATATTATAGGAATAGCACTTGATTTAGACAATAATAAGTTATACTTTTCAAAAAATGGTACTTTTCAAAATAGTGGAGTCCCAACAAGTGGGTCAACTGGCACTGGTGCTATATCTATAACATCAGCATCTAGTGTTCCTTTAGGGCATTATTTTATAGCAGGTTCAAGTGGTAGTTCAGCTCCTACAAGTCATACCCTTAATTATAATTTTGGACAAGATGGAACATTTGCAGGTAATGTAACAGCAGGTGGAAACAGTGATGCAAATGGGGTAGGTAATTTTAAATATAGTGTACCAAGTGGTTACTTGGCACTTTGCACTAAAAATTTAGGATCGTAGGAGAATAATATGGCAACACCAACAATACCAAATGGCGAAGAACATTTCTTCAATATTTTATATGAGGGAAACGGAGCTGGGCAACGTGTCGGTAAGTTCGTACCTTTTACAGATAATGGTACTATTCCTAATAGTCTAATATTTAATAGAGCTGACAATGCTACTATGACAAGAACTCCTTCTAGTGCAGGTACCAGAACAAAATTTACTGTAAGTGTTTGGGTTAAATTAGGTTCAAATTTTGGTACTAGGAGGTTTATTTTTTATGCCGCAGCAAGTGGTAATAATTTTTCTGGAATAGAGATATCTAGTAACAATCGCTTTAGAATGTATGCAAGTGATGGTAGTGGATCAATTGATTTAGATTTGGAGGCGACAAGAACCCTAGAGGATACAAGTAAATGGTATCATTTACTTGCAGTGTTTGATTCTACTCAATCTACAGCAAGTGATAGAGCAAAAATGTATATTGATGGCGATCAAGTTACGACATTTTCAACAAGCACTTTCAATTTGGTTCAAGATTTTGAATTTCAAGGTACTAATAACGTTTTAAATGTTGTAGGTGGTTGGGATTCAAGTCTTGGAGGTTCACCTGCAACTTATGCTTTTGATGGTTACATGGCAGAGATGAATATGGTAGATGGTTCAGCACTAACACCCGCCTCTTTCGGTGTAACGGACACCTCAACTGGTAGATGGATTCCTGCCCAAGTAAAACCACATCCCACAACGACAACCACTTATACAGTTACAGTTGTTTCGGGTAACCCAAGTGATCATCCATATTACAATGTAGGTTCAACCAACAAGTTTGCTATAAATGGATCAACGGCTACGGCTGATGTTGACCTCACACTTTATGAAGGGGCTACATATCGTTTTGACCAAAGTGATAGTTCAAATTCTGGGCATCCTTTGCGTTTTTCAACTGTGGCACATGGTACACACGCATCAGGCGGTACAGAATACACCACCAATGTGACAACTGTAGGCACACCAGGAACTAGCGGTGCATATACTGAGATAACTGTTGCAAGTTCAGCCCCAGATTTGCATTATTATTGTTCTAGTCATAATGGTATGGGGTATCAAGCATCAACTCCTAATGGCTATGGTGCGAATGGTTTCAGATTAACGTTTTCAGACTCATCAAGTTTAGGTGCGGACACCAGTGGAAATTCAAGCACGTTTACGGCTACAAATTTAGCTACTACAGACCAGACCACCGATAGTCCTACCCAGAATCATGCAACTATTAACCCAAATACAGCATCTAATGGGTCAATCACTTTTGCTGAAGGAAATCTTAATGTAGAAATGAACAATGCATATCCTGGAAATGTTTTAGGCACACTTGGTGCAAGTTCAGGTAAGTATTATTGGGAAGTGACAATTTCTGGCACTGGTTCCTCTGCAAATGGTTATGCGACTGGTGTAGCAGTTGCTGAGTGGTCTAAATTAAATTCTGACCCAGGAAGTACAGCTAGTCCATTTTCAAGTTACATAGATAGTCGTAGTTTATTTTTTCACAATGGTTCTAGTGTTAGCAACTCTACATCTTTCACAGCAGGTGATGTTATTGGTATCGCATTAAATTTAGACGATAGTGAAATAAGTTATTTTAAAAATAATACGATTGTTGGTTCTGCACAACCTTTAGTTGATGGTCAGACTTATTTTCCTTTTTTTAAAAATTCAACATCTGTTGCTGATTTACGTTACACTCCTAACTTTGGTCAAAAGTCTTGGAACTACACCCCACCAACTGGCTTTGTGGCTTTACAACAAGACAACTTACCAGAGACTGCAAAAGGCATAGTTGGTCTAACTTGGATTAAAGACAGGGATAATGCTTATAGTCACGGACTTAGAGATAGTAGTAGAGGTAGACACAAAGACATATTTTCAAACTTGACACAAGCTGAAGTGACTAATACTGATGGTGTGCAAAAGTTTTTGAAAGGTGGTATACAAATTGAAGATTTGACAGGATTAAATGCAAGTGGTGCGTCTATTGTATCATGGAACTGGGTAGCAAATGGTGGAACTACTGCAAGTAATTCTAATGGTTCAATTACCTCAACTGTCCAAGCTAATCAAACGGCTGGATTTTCTATCGTGCAATATACTGGAACTGGTAGTGCAGGAACAGTTGGACATGGATTATCGTCAGCACCAGAATGGATACTTTTTAAAAACTTAGATAATGGAAGTGAGGGGTGGTCAACTTATCATACAAGCCTTACAAGTGCCTCCTATATCTTAACTTTAAACAATACAAATGCACAAGCAAGTTCTGCAACAGATTTTAATTCAACTGCACCTACATCCACAGTTTTTAGTGTTGGTACAAATGCTAGAACAAATAATAGTAGTCAACGGATTGTAGCATACTGTTGGCACGGAGTAGATGGCTTTAGTAAATTTGGAAAATATACTGGAAATGGCAGTACAGATGGTGCGTTTGTGTACACAGGATTTAAACCAGCTTGGTTAATGGTTAAAAATAGGGATGGAACACTTAATTGGGTTCTATGGGATAATAAAAGAACACCAATAAATCCAATAGGTACAGCTTTATTACCCAATGGTACAAATGCAGATACTACTGGTTTTGATATTGATTTTTTATCTAATGGATTTAAATTAAGAGATAGTGAAACCACATTAAACGGAAGTGGAAACACAATTATATATATGGCTTTCGCTGAACATCCATTCGTAGGCGATGGAACGAGTCCTGCAACTGCACGATAGGGTTGCACTAAAAAATCAGAAAACATAAAGTTTTTTTATAAAACTGATGACAAGAAAATTAAGATTTGGACAAAAACCAATTTCAGAATATGAAGTATATCACGGCTATGATGTAGATGTTAAAACATGGTTTGTTGAAATACAAATACCAAAATTAGGCTCTGGTAATATTACCAAATGGTATCAAACACAAAGTGAATACGAAAAAGCATTAAAAAAAGTATTATGGACAGTTAATAAAATAAATTAACTGATCGTATGTTCTTAAATCTTTTAATTTAATAATTTTAACAATAAGGGAGTAAATATGTCTTATGCTTATGTAAAAGCAGGTCAAGTTGTATCCATACTTAATTCGTCACAAGCATGGACTGATCCTGCAACAGAAATACAACATCCAAGCACAATTTTTTCATCGTGGACTATGGATGAAAAAAACGCAGTTGGCTTATATGAAGTGCAACTAGCAACCAGTCCAGATAATAATTTTTATACATCGGGTGCAAGTAGCTATACGTTTGATAGCGATAAAAAAATCGTTACAGAAACAATAGCATCTAAAGAAAAAAATATAGATGATGTTAATCAGGTTGATGAAGATGGTAAGGCTGTACTAGATGCTGATGGAAAGCAAGTTGTTACAAAAGGTCTTAAAACCATTTGGCTAGAAAAAACAAAAGAAACTGCTTTTAATTTATTGAGTAAAACTGACTGGTACATTTGGCGAAACACTGAAGATAACACCAAAGCAATCCCATCGGAAGTAACTACACATCGTAACAGTGTTAGAACCGCTTGTGATACCATTGAGGGTAAAATTAATGCCGTTGATTCACTTGCAAAATTACAGGAACTATTTGTCGTGCCTACAGATTCCGAAGGCAAGGTAACTGGTAATGCACCTATTTATGACTTTCCGAAATCTTATGGCGAGTAGTAATGGAATTATTTTCCACAGCACTCGTTGGAATAAAGGTCGTTGAGCAATCTTATGAATTTATAAAAAAAAGTATCACGACTGCAAAAGACATAAGCGAGTTAGGTTCACAAATTGAGTCATTTCTTGATGGACATGACGATTTACAAAAGAAACGATTTAAGAAAAAAAGTGACCCTTTTGCGTTGAAGAATATTGCACAAGAGGTTATTGATGCAAAGATTGCACATGAAAAAATGCAAGAACTATCAACGTTAATTGATCTTCGTTTTGGTCATGGAACGTGGCAAAGCATTTTACAAGTCAGGCGAGATAAAATACGAGCAGAAAAAGAACGCATAAAAAAATTAAGGATTGAAAAAATAAGACGTAGAAACGAAATGATGAAAACAATAGAGCAGGGTAGTATCGTTTTAGCTGTTATATTTGGTTTGGCATTATTAATATTTTTTGGATTTAGCAAATGAGTAAATTATCAGAATTAGAAGAAGGTAAACTTTTACAAGCAGTTGAAATTCTAACAAACGAATGTAAGACACTAAACGTTAGGGTTCGTGCCTTAGAACTTCAACTAGCACGAGGTAAAGGTGTATTAAGTGCTGTTGTAGTAGTTTCATCGGGTTTAGGTGCAATTATTAGCACATTATTAAATAAATAAAAAAGGTGATTATTATGTATTTAGCACAATGGGCTAGTTATAAATATTTTAAAAAAGAAGAATTTAATTGTCAGCATACTGGTAATAATTTAATGCAACATCCATTCATGGAAAAGTTGGAAATACTGCGGAGTTCTGTGGGCAGACCTTTTACCATAAGTTCTGGATATCGTGATACCTCGCATCCAATAGAGGCAAAAAAAGAAAAGGCAGGTTTTCATACAAAAGGTATTGCTTGTGATATTTTAGCCAATCATAAACACGCACTTGATATTATTTCTAAGGCTTATGATATGGGGTTTACTGGTATTGGTGTTAAACAAAAAGGTGATTATAGCGGTAGATTTATACATTTAGATATAAGGGAAACTGATTCACCTGTTTTATGGAGTTATTAAATTATGTTATTTGGATCAATTATTTCAGCAGTTAGTGGTTTGGGTAAGGCTTGGCTTGAAAATAAAAAAATTAAAACCAAACAAAAAATGCAAATTGCAGAGGCACAAGTTAAAGCAGAAATAAAAAAAATTGAAGTTCAAGCAAGTGAAGTCAAGGGCGACACAAATTATGATTTAGAAGTTTTGAGAAATCAGAAACACACATTAAAAGATGAATACGCATTATTGATTGTAACTTTACCATTTGTTCTTTCGTTCATTCCTTTTACACAAGATTACATCGTAAAAGGTTGGCAATATTTACAACAAGCCCCTCAATGGTACTCGTACATTTTTGTTGGTTCAATAGCAGGATCACTTGGGTTAAGATTTATTACAAAAAAATTATTTAAATAATTTATAAAGTAAAATGTATAAATGAATGTATAAAGTGTAATATAAAAAGGTATAAAATAAGTATAAAATAATAATATGTATAAAATGATAATTTATCGCAGAAACTAAACATTAACTTTAGTTTGTGGTACTGGAGGTCGTGGGTTCAATTCCCATCAGCCACCCCATCTAAAAGCCTTATAATCTGTACGTTTGCCCCTAGTCGTTTGGCTAGGGGTTTTTTTTGTGCCTAATGTATAATGGTATAAACTGGGTATAAATATGCCAAAGTGTTATGTATATTTAAATGTATAGAACCCACAGAAAACCCGACAAACTTCGGTAAAATAAAAAAAAGTTTAAATAATGTTTGACTTATATTGGTATTAATTGGTATATATTATAATACATTAATAATAACTTTTAAAACGAGATGAAAATGAAAACAAAATATTTTATCAGTTCAGGCGAACAAACAAAGATGTTTACACTTTGCTATGATGCATTTGTTTGGAGTAGCCATTCAAAAACAATGGTAGAGAAAACTTTTTATCTTAGAAATTTGTCAACTGATTGGGAAACAGCAGTAGCTAATGCAAAGTCGTTAATTGGTGAAGATGGTGTTCTTTTGAATGAAGATAAAGCATTTGACCTTAACAAGATTATCAGAAATGGTAGGATTTGGAAACGACCAACTATGATAGAATGTTATCAAGATAATGATGAGTGGTTGCCCATAAAATCTTGGTCTAAGCCAAGCGTAACTTTTCCATCAAAATTTATTGGTGAAGTTGGTGAAGAAATTATAGTTGATTTAACTTTTGATGATCTTTTTGGTTTTGATACACAGTTTGGTTTTTGTGTGTTAAGAAAGTTTAAAGATGATAATGGTAACATTTTCACAACAACATCTAATAACAAATTATTTAATGACTTAGAAATTGGCGATATTGTATGTATGGAAGTAAAAGTAAAACAACATAAAGAATACAGAGGTGAAAATCAAACAGTTTTCAGCTACCCAAATGAGTTGTGGAGAAAAAAAATTAATTACAAACTAACGAAGTAACAATGAAAAAAAATTTACTAACATCTAAAGATATAGAATTTATTAAAGAATGTTTGTTTTATTTTTTAGAAGATAGACATACTTCAGACGACACTAAACGTGAATTAAAAAATTATGAATATAAAGTTCATAGAATTGATGAAAAATTATGTGAAATGGAAAACCCTAATAATAACAAACTAACGAGGTAACAAATGGCAACAAAAAGAAAAATACAAATAGAAGTAGAGGGATATTTGTGGGTGTGTCCACATGACCACGAAACTTTTATGCCGTATATGACTAAATGGTTTCATTGTGATAATTGTGACAAAAAATATAAAACATCGGATTGTCAACTAAATGAATGGTATAGACACGAACAAATTTATGACGATTACAACAATGCAATACAAACGTACAAAGATAAATTATATCTTAAAAGTATGGAAGAATGGTTTAAAAACCCAACATTGAAAATCAACCAACTAAAGAGGTAACATGAAAAACTTAGATTACGAAAAATTTAACTATATTGACCACACAACTTTTAAACGTGGTCGTCAAAAGTTTGGACGTATTTATTACAAAGACGAACAAGGTAAAAAAAAGTTATTTGATTGTTCACTTAAAAATTTAGATAAATATGTTTCATTATTTAAACATGGTGTAACATTTTCTGACGGGTGGACACTTGTTAATCTATGTGAATTATATTTATCTCATAGAAATAAATCAGTTGAACTTAGGCATCATGGAATTTCAGGTATAAAAGAATCAACCCACAAAACTGATTCTGGGTGGATAAAACATATAGTCAAAGAATTTGGAAATACACAATTAGATATGATAGATCGTTTTTGGGTGCAAAAAACATTTGTACCTTTTTGCCACGACTTTGCAATTTCTCACAATCCGAAATCAGCTTTTAAAATTTATAATTATTTAGAACGTATTATTAAGTTTGGTGATAGTAGGGGTTATATCAAACTGTGTATATTTGACAAACTGTTTGAGGGCAAACTTAATTATAAGTCAAAAAAACCCAACATACCTACGATTGATGAATTTAATACCATTCAAAAACATTGTGATTATTATTTTCAAGTGGCTAACTTTTTTATTGCAGTTACGGGTTTACGAGCAAATGAATTATGTGCATTGAAATGGTCAAATATAGATTTTAAAAGTAAGATTCTAAGAATACATCAAACCATATCAAACCAGACTTTGGACACGACCAAAACAAGTAATGGTATTCGTGAAACTATTTTACCCGCTAAATTATTAATGGAACTGCATCGTTTCAAAACTTATTGTGACAAGCAATATAATTATGAAACAACAGAATATATATTTCCAAATCAGGATGGCGGTTTTAAAAACAACAATAATTTAAGACGTGATAAAGGTTCGTTACAAATGGCTTGTTTAAAATTAAAATTGGTTGATGAACACAATAAACCAAAATTTACATTACAATCATTACGTCAGTTTTTTAGAACCAATATGGAGATAATTTATAATCAAATGCAGGTGAGTAATAAATTATTAGACTATCGCTTTGGGCATAGTCCAAGATCAGTTGCGGAAAAACATTATATTGATCCAAAAGTAATGAATCAAAGCGAAAACGAAACTGTGGAAGTTTTAGCAAACAAATTATTTCTTAATGAGTGATATGTCTAGGGTGGTTGTTAATCGCCACCCACGAGCCTTAAAAC